ATGATCACCGACACAAAGCTCAGGAAGGCGCTCGGCAAGAAAAGAGATGATATCGAGATTATTTCTGATTCGCACGGGCTCAACGCCAGAATCAGCCAGGCCGGAAAAATATCATTTTTCTATCGGTATCGCTGGGCCGGTAAAGCGGTAAAACTCAATGTTGGTGATTATCCTGCAATGAGTATCACCCAGGCAAGAGAGCGTCGCCAACAATTCAGAAACTGGTTAACTGAGGGACTGGATCCGCGAGAGCAGGTGAAGCTGGATAAGCAGACCCGACAGGAAGCGATGTCCGTTGCCGAAGCGTTCAATTACTGGATTGAAAGGCACTGTATCGCTAACGGGCTAGTTAAAGTCGATTACTATCGCCAGGTGTTTGAGAAACATATCGCCGAACCGATGAAGAATGTCAAAGTCGATAACACAGCGAAAATGCACTGGATCAACGTCTTCGATTCTATAGAAAGCAGGGTGATGGCTCATTACATGCTTTCGCTGTGCAAACGGGCGTTTAGGTTCTGCGTTAACAGAAGTGTGATCGCCTCAAACCCACTCGAGGGATTACTGCCATCTGATGTCGGGCAAAAGCCTAAAAAGAGAACTCGCAGGATGGACGATGACGATCTGCGCAAAATCTATCAGTGGTTGAAAAGCCATATGTCGATAGAGTCCGTTTTCCTGGTGAAATTTATTATGCTTACCGGATGCCGTACGGCTGAGATTCGACTTAGTGAGAGATCATGGTTTCGATTGGATGATAATGAGTGGGTCGTGCCTGCGGGCAGTTATAAAACTCGGGTACATATTAGAAGGGGACTCTCAGACGCCGCCGTTAACCTGGTCAGAAATCACCTCAAGAAAATAAACACCAATCACCTGGTGACTTCACAACGTAAAATTGATGGCGGGATCAAAGATTCGCCCGTTCATTCACCTGTGGCATCCAATTACGCCCGTTCTATTTGGAATGGAACAGGTATGGCAGAGTGGTCGCTTCATGATATGAGGCGGACGATAGCCACAAATCTCTCTGAGTTAGGTTGCCCGCCGCACGTAATTGAAAAGCTGCTCGGGCATCAGATGGTGGGGGTTATGGCGCATTACAACCTTCATGACTATATCGATGATCAGAAACACTGGCTCCGCGTTTGGCAGAGCCATCTTGAAGAGATCATCGGAGAGCCCTTCAGTTAATTTATCTTCTTTTTATCCTCCCACTCTTTGATTGACTCAGAGCGCCAGCGGTTAGGGTTGCCGGGCCAGTCAGGGGGTGGGAACGGGCATACGAAGCCCCGAGGCATTGTGTCTGCACTTTGCCATGACCAAAGGGTTTTGCGTGAAATTTTGTAGCGACTGGTCAGGTCTGACGTTACCAAAATATCATCCATAGCTCTCTCTAGTTGCCCGTTCGGGCCATTCAAAATCTTTTTCAACCAACCTGCCCGGGCAGGGAGCGGAGACGGCGCATGCCGGTCATCGCTGTGGCCACGTAGCTCGCCTTTCGGTTCACCACCTCCACCCAGACTTTCACGCCTTCAACCTTCACCGTATAAGTCTCTTTCATCTTGCTTCGCCCATAGTCGCCATATGTTTGCAAGTGAGCTGCCAGCGCGATGTCGCATGCTTGGCGAGCTAAAGGTGATTGCTTACTTCCTCGATTGATCAGTCGCATATAATCTCCTTGAGGGAGGGTTACCCCTCCCGGTCTCGTCAGGCCACGTATTCCGGTTTCATATCCGCCAGGGTGATGCTGAATTGATCGTGCAGTTCATCGCCTAAGTGACGCTTTGAAGATGCAAGCATGCGCTCGGCTTCAGCGAACCGTTCGGCTGCATGCGGCTCGTCGGGCTGGGGCAGGGATTTAATAGCCTCCTCAACCTTGTTGCGTGCATCCACTAGGTAATAACGCTTTACGGCTTTGTTTTTCAGCTCGGTGAATAGTGCGGATCCCAGCGTAGCTTTCGCCGTTTCAATGTCGGCACGCAGCGATTTGGCGCTATCCACGTCCTGAGCAGATTCGATGCGTTCGCGGAAATCATCGGCAAGAGAGTCGACATTTACCGACGATTCCTGTGCGCTTTGCGTGGTTGTGACGGTGTCACCTGAGATATCAGCCAGGCTAACGCGTTGCGGCGTTGGGTTGATCTCTTTTTCTGTGCGCTGTTCAATCTCATCAGGGGTGTACACACCAAGAACAACTGCAGGGCAATACAGGCGCGCCCAGTATTTGAGTGCCAGATAAGCGATCTGCTGTTTCGGGTTTGATACCCAAAGTGGAGAATTACGTGTGATTACGCTGGAGAGGAAAACAGGCTCTCCCCAGGTGATATCACTTTCACCGCGAATAACGGCACCTACCCGTACCGACAGTCCTTGTTCATCAGCACTTTCCCAACCGCGTACCATTTCTTTCTTGTCGTACGTCCCGCCACCTTTCGCAGGCTTTTTAACGGTTATCTCGCGGCTGCTGGCACATTTCGACCAGTCGCCCTCGTACTCATAGTGAAAGCGGCCAACGATGGCGTTTGAGCTGGAGATCACCGCATTAACCAGTTGCGCTTCGTATCCCAGGACACCGTTAACCAGGTGCGTCTTTTGCGCCACGGCGTAAGGGTTCATACCCCACTGCATCGCCTGCATGATGATGGCCATGCAGTCTGCCGGATTGCCGCGGAGGTGCTCAGGCACCGTTACGGCTGCCTGTGCCATCAACCCGGCGACAGACTGAAGCTGGGTTAAAGCCTGCACGTTGAAAATGGCATTGCTGGCTGAGATCGTGTTTGGAGTCTGCTGTTCAGCGGTTACGATATTCGTGTTTTCCATCATCATTCCCCTTATGCCTGAGTACGCAGCGCTTCAAGGCGGCGCAGGTCGAAGTCGTTCAGTTCGTCGGTGTAGTCAGCAGTGATTGGCGCTGGCCATTCACCTGTGTCGAATCCGGTTGCGATATTGCGCATCGCTTTGCGGTACTCGAGCATACCCAGCTCCAGTAGTTCAGCGGATGCCTCGATGATGGCGATCCAGTGGTAGTTCTCGTCTTTGTTGACGAAAATCCAGAAGAACTGATCCAGCGCTGCGGTTTCGCAGTACATAGCCGCGCTCAGGTGATAATCACGTTCAATAATTTCCCGGTGTAGCCTGGCGCGCAGGCTTTCCTGCTTAACATTCCACATGCTGATGGTTTTCAGGTCAGCACCGATACGCACGCCGTCTAGGTCGATCTCAAGGTCAGGGCGCACACGAACTTCCAGTCCCGTCTCCTCGTCAAAGCCAAAGTAGCTCACCTCAACGGCGCGGCTCGGGTGGGTTAGCAGCATGCCTGCGGTCGGGTGCGAGAGCAGTGCTGACTGAATTGCCTGCGCGGTGGCAAGTTGCTGGTGGGTAACCAGCACTTTCCCTTCCGGGTTGTTGCGCCACGCATCGAGCAGCTCGTCGGCGAACACTGCATCTGGTTTGACTGCCTTCACGGCCTGAATCAGATCGGCCTTCGTGCCAGAGACTTTCAGCGGTTGCAGCTTCTGAGCTTCCTGCGCGACCAGGTCAGGATTGATAATCGCAAGTTGTTCGAGTAGTGCGTCGCGGCTGCCGCTGGTTTTAATCTGCGCTGGCAGGGTGGCGTTGTACTCTTTGATGCACGCCTTCATTGCTGTTGCTGTCTTCTTCTGATCTGCATCGATACGTTGGAATTCAGCTGGCAGCGCCATATAGTTCTGCGCCGTTTCATCCAGGCTAGCGCCCAGCGGCACCAGCGCTGGCAGGGTGGCGTTGTATTCATCCAGCAAAGCTTTGATATCGTCTGCGCTCAGTTGCGCTGGCAGGCTGGCGTTGTACTCATCAATAAACGCGCGGATCGTTGCCGTGGTGGTAAATGCACCTTCCGGAATTACGGGTTCAACGCTAAATTCTTCATCGAGCTGTTCTGGCTGCAACGCCAGCGCATGTACCAGGTTTCCCATGTCCAGCACTGAGGAGCGCTCTTTGACGATGGTTTTCTCAACGTGGCGCGCATTGAAGTACATCAGCGAAACGCGCGCATCTTTTACCTGGGTGGAACTGATGCCGTTGGCAGCGTGGTAAACCTCGTTCGGCAGACCTTCATAGCGGCCAGGTTCGAAGTAAGCAGGGTACACAACACCCGGTTCGTCAGATTGAGCTTCTGGCTCGGTTTGGGCCGCAACCGGTTCGGTTTGGTTTACAGAATCGCTGTTTTGGCTAACAGAATCCGCATTCTGGCTCACATCGGCTTGCTGGCCGGTATGTGACTCTTCACCAGTTTCCAGACTGCTTTCGCCTGACTGCACTTCATCACCAGCCTGTTCTTCATCACTGACAGTTTCTTCCATCTGCACATTGCTGGTGGTTTCCTCATTAAGTGGTGAACGGTTATCTGTTTGTGTTTGTTGATCGCCCATCAGGCCATCAATGGAGAATACGCCGTTGCCCATGTTGGCGATTTGTGGCTGTTTAGCAGCTGTTTTCTGCTCTGCAGCGACCTGCTCATTAACCTCATTTTCCCAGCTGACGTCCGGCGCATGACCAGCATCAGCCAGCGTTTCTTCTGAGGGGTTTGAGTGGTCATTTTCGGTTAGATTGGCATTGATATATGCCCGCAACCGCCCAGGAAAGTTAACCAATTCTGATGATGTGCCGCGGATGAGTGCAAAGATGGCGGCGCGTGAATAGTCCAGGATGCCAGCGGTTTTGCGCAGCGCCTCAGACCATTCGCTGAACGGACTTTCTTTCTTGCTGACAATCTCTTTAGCGCGACGGTAGACCCCACCAGGTATGTCGTAGATATTGAAATCCATTGGCAAGGTGGCCAGCGCAATTTCAACATCCAAAGTGTCCAGTGTGTGGACATAGTCGGTATTACGATCGGTCTTATTTCCACCGCCAGCATTGGTTTTGACGTCAGTACGTTGAATCTGCGCAACGCGGTTACCTTTCTGCCATTCCTTGACCAGCAGGCCACGGTCGATGTAATCAGTGTTGAACCACACAGTCAGGAACTGGATAACTGTTGCCAGCTCCGGTTTTTTACCGTCGACAGGGAAGACTTTCTTAACAGCATTCACGACTTTATGAATATCGTGCTCAATGGCTTTTTTGAATGCTTCCACATTCTCAGCAGCCAGCAGCAGGTTCTGGATGTACGTGTCATCAGTGTCCATCTCAAGGCGGACAATCTCGTTTTTCTGCCCAGCGTCGATGTGATAGAGATATTCACCATCACCGATGAACTGAGCCAGTACGCGCTGACGGAATGGCAGGGTGGCTACGACGATCAGGTTCGGCTGATCTGGCTGCTGAGATTGTTCTTCGGTACCGACTTCATCACCAACGCTGGTGGTTTCAGTTTTGAGCAGAGGAAACCTTCCACTGCGCCAGTCTTCAACCAGTTGATTGCGATCACCTGCTTCTGCGTTCACCCAGTCAGACATGAAAGCAGCGATCACTTCAGGTCCATGCTCTTCACCCTGTTCGAAGATGTCTTTAATCGCCTGAATCATTTTCCACTCAGCATTAAGACTGAGTTCGCCAACTTCAGGAACATCATTTTTAACCTGCAGCAAGTTCTGGAGATAGGTATTGCTTTCGTCCAGTGACATTTCGCTGGCAGCCAGCTGCTGCTCTTTAGTGACGTGAGTCTGGTACTTATCGCTCATCAGATGGAAGGCAAAACGGACTGCTGGAGTGCGGTTTTCTAACGATACATTCTCGTCAGAAGTCGCTACTTCATCTGTATTTTTTACATCGGCAGGGATAGTGGTGACAACGTCGCCAGCGGCCTTTGGCAGCCAGGTGCGCCCGTCGTCCTGCAGTTCGTAACGATCACACCAGGTGAAATCAACTTCACCTTCTTCCGGCAGGTCGTCATATACCGGGAAATCGGTGCGGATTGGTTTGGCATAATCTTTACCGCGGCCAGTTTCTTCAATTCCGGCTTCTTCCAGTGCCACATCGAGTTGGAGATTGGCGCGCGCTACACTTTTCGCAGTGAACCAAATCACTGCATCTTTCTTGCCAGACTTCTGACTGGCTTTTATCAGATGGAAAAATTCCATGTGAGATCCTCTTTTTTGAGTGTTAGAATCCCCGGGCCAGAGATAGCGCCCATTGGATGTTTTTTGGTTTGGTATAAATTCCGGTGTAACTTTGGTCGGTGGCACCGGACGTGAATCCCGCCTTGCGCGGGGTTTTCGTTATGCTTCGTGGGCCATCTGGTCGAACGAAGCGCAACGTACTGAACAGTAATCACGTTGCTCGCGTTTCAACTGCGTGCCGTGGATAAAGAGCAGTTCGTTTTTAACTTCCTTCCCTTGCTTGATCGGCTTGCGGCAGTACGCGCATTTTTTCTCCTGCATAACTCACTCCGTTAATGGCTAAGGCCATGTCCTAAACCGTTTAGATAAACCTCAACCAGCAAATCTTTGGTGTAGGTACGTTCGATGCCACGGTGAAGATACAGGCGACCGCGTGCGTTAGCAGATGCGGTCCAGGTTGAGTCTTTGTGTTTTACAAGCATCCCCGGCTGAACTGCGCCGCGGTTTACTGTCTGTGTACCGTAGTGCTGATGAACCATGATGTTCTCCACTATTGCTGAGTGAACTTCGCTGGTGGTGCCGTGACGCTGATCTTCACAGTTGAGCGTTTTAACTCTGCAATTCACCACCGCGAAGCTCACTTCTGTGTTTGCCCTTGTCGCCAGGCTGGCGGAACGTTTCAAACCTACTGCGCGTTAATATCACCACCTCATTCCGGTTTTCGTATGCCCCGGACGGCTACTTCGTGGGCTCCATGCCTGGGTGGTTCGTGGTGCGTCTTGGTGATTGCATATTAAGCCTGAGACTTAAATCATGTCAAGCTCCAGGCGAAATGTGATTGTAAGTTTCAGGCTTAATCGTGATGTTCACCGAATTGCAGGCAAAAAAAATCCCGACGCTAAGGTCGAGATCGGGGACTTCGTGGCTGGGTGTTGGCGGCTGAGATGGTGGGTGAGGGTGTAAAAAACCGGCGCTGTGGCCGGGTTTTTTCATTACTGCTGGTTAAATCCTTTCGGCGAGTGCTGCTGTTCTTTATTACCAAATTTTTGATTTACAATGATTTTATAAGCGTTATTGAGAGCTTGCTTTATAGACATTAATATCTCCTTATGTGTTATTGACGATTAAAGTAGTTAGAGTTTAGCTCTTTAGGGAAGTAGTGTTTACGATTTACCCAAACAAATCCATCAACTTTTGATATCACAGCGACATCAACAGGCCCACCGACAGTTTCATAATCATGTGATACTTTTCTTTTGAATGCAGTGATGTTCACTAATGATTCGGCCATATACGCAAGATCTGCCTTCCCAAGTGATTGCAACATCGATATCATTTTATTTGTATGGTTATTAACAATATAGCTTTCAAGTTTAGTATCGTGATCTTGTAAAAGTACGTTTTTGAGTTCCTCAATTTCACTGGAGAAGTGATTGGCTAGTACTCCATTGTTCATTGCAGGGAAAATATTGCTAGAAACATAATGATTAAGCCGATCAAAAACTTCCTCTGTAAGAGTTCTGTTAAAATTAATGATGTTAGGGTTGCACCCATCAATGAAAGTTACTACTTCATCTTCTTGAGCAAATGGTATAACAAACCCCATATTGGTTACCTCATTATGGGATTTATCATCAATATTATGGATCATCAATTTGTTTTTAAAAATGCCGTAGATATGAAGAGTGCAAATGGAAGGGTAATATTCTTCCTCTCCATAACCTGTTATAACAATCCCTGAATATGTACGACTAGCATGGACTTTGAAAATTAAACAAGTGGAATATAATATGACTTTTTCCATAAGCTCTTGCTGTATATTTTCACAGTTATCAAGAACAATAATTGATGAAATGTATGGCGATATTAAATCTTGTATATATGCTAAAGCATCATTAAACTCTTCTGTATCAAACCCTTCGAAAAAGAGATTATTCCTTAAGATTCCTATCTCTAAATCAAAGGCTTGCTTAACTATGTTTTGAAAAATAACATTGTCGAGTTCAACGGCGGGGTTCATTGTTAAATAGTTTACTACATTATTATCATTAATGTATCTCATCAAACCTTTGAGGTTATCAACAACAAGGTTTATAACGCAAGCCTCTCTCATTTCATTTGTTATAAGGTCTGAGTTACCATTGATGAATTTTACAAAGTCATTAACATATTCTTTAATGGTAGGGAAACTAGTTTTCCCCAATTGTTTTCTATAGGATTTAATTATAAGTTCCCACGGTGCGCCACCCAGTGTCGCATTATTATAAATCATGATCCCCACGGGATGGTGTTTAGATAGTTCGAATAGTTTTTCCGCACTATTATTTATTTTTACTAATCTATTATGCTCTGTGGTGACTGCAGAGTCAGCAGCAAGGGCGATTCCAGTATTATTTATTACAACAATCTCAGCTGTCATTGCAAAACATCCCGTGTAGTAGTGATAAATATTAATTAAATTGATAGTTTTTTTCAATCTAACATAAATGGCGGAATCACCCCCCAGTAAAGACATCATTGTCTCATGGGAACTAAAAATTCAGGACAAACCTAAAGCGATTCAGTCCCCCTGCGAGCGAATCCGCCCCTTCATGTACTTCTCATACAGCTCATCCAGTTCCTTAAGACGTATCGAAAAGATGCGGAGCATGTTCTGTTGCTCTTCTTCTGGCAGCTGGCGGTAGAGCTCAAGCAGGCGCTGTTCGTCCGGCTTAAGTCCGTCCTTCTCGCCGACATCCTCACCGAGTAACCAAGGCACAGACACGCCAGCTGCGTCAGCGACAGCGAGAGCTGATTTCTTGCTGATCACGCCTTTTTTAAACCAGCCGTTCACAGACTGCGGGGTTACCCCAGCAACCCTGGCCATATCGGATTTGGTCATACCGCGCCCGTTCAGCTCTGAAAGGCGTTCGACAAGTATCGGATTAAGTACGGTTTTCTCTTTCATGGTTAGAAGAATAAGCCTTTTGCTTAAACTTGAAAATTCGCCTCAGGCTTGACAATAAATTAAGTCTCAGGCTTAATTTGATTGTATTCAAATCGGAGACAACGATGAACGGGTTAACGAAAGCCATTAAGTCCGCTGGCACTGCAACAAATCTCGCAACCATGCTGGGCATCAAGCCGATGTCGGTCAGCCGCTGGAAAAACCGGTACCAGGGCGTGGTGCCTGCTGATCGGGTCCTTCAAATCTACGCGGCTACCGGCGTAACTCCACACGAGCTGCGCCCTGATCTCTATCCAAATCCCACTGACGGATTACCAAAGTAGGAGCACTGACAATGCAAACACTTTCTTTTCAACAGAATAACAGAGCGCCATCAGAGCACCTGAAATTCCAGTATCAACACAGTGAGGCTGAAGGCCAGCCGGTCGATCACCGGGCTATCTGTTCTGCCGTCCGCGCCTGGGCGGCGGCAGAGGGCCGCGTGGCGGTCGCTCTGGCGATTAAAGAGGCTGCCGAACAGGCCGAGCTTGACAGCATTGACATGACCGGCAGCGCCGATGTGTGGAACGTGAAGCTGTTTCGCTGGCTGGACAACCACGAGAAATCACCGGCCTACCGGGCGAACGTCGAGCAGCTGGCGCCGGTAATAATTTCGGTTCTGCCGCTGGCGTACCGGGATCGCGTGATTAAGCACGACTGCTTTGCGGTTCGTGTCGCCAGGTCGGTGAAAGAAGACGCTGAGGCGATACAGGCTGTCGTCCTCAAAGCCCCCAGACACGAACGGATGAAGGAAATCAGCGAGAGCATCGTAGCTAAGCTCTACCTGGACGGACCTGATTCTGTGGCGCCCATTATGGCGATGGTTACAACGATGCTGGGTGGTGCGCTATGACGGGCTCAGAAATGGCGAAAGCCGCGGTGCTCGAACACCAACGGCTTTCAGGTGCAAAAACTGTGCGTAATTGCGGAGAACAGTATGTCAAATACCGCTGAAATAATCAATTTCCCAAATAAAACCGAACAACCGGGAGGTCGTATGGCCGACCTGTCGAACGGGTATACCAAGGTCGCTAACGAGATCCAACAGCTTAAGCCTCGCCTGAGACTGTCAGGCCGGGAATGGCAATGTTTTGAGGCGGTGATCTGGCTTACCTACGGCTGGAACAAGAAACAGGACCGCGTGACAAATACGGTTATTGCCGAGCTTACGGGCCTGAGCGATACGCATGTATCGGACGCGCTTAAGTCTCTCGCAGAACGCAAAATCATCTTTTCACAGAAGCAGGGCATGATGAAAATCGTCGGTGTAAACACTGACCTTTCAGCATGGATTTTAGACAAACCGGAAACGGGAAGAAAATTCCCGAAAACGGGAAAATCCTTCCCGAAATCAGGAATAACCTTCCCGAAAACGGTAGACACCCAATACAAGAACAAGAACAGTATTAAAAGATCTTCGTCCGAGAATTCTGACGAATCCTCTGACGCACGTCTGAAGAAATTTTTATCAACTCATCCTGAAGCTGCGGTCTACACACCATCCGGTGCGAAGTGGGGCTCTGCTGAAGACCTCGAGACAGCTAAGTGGATTTCCTCCAGGGTGAAGCTGATTAACCCAACCTGCAAAGCCCCGGACATGACCTCCTGGTCTAACACTGTTCGCCTGATGCGCCAGATAGACAACCGGTCGCACCAGGACATCTGCGCGCTGTATGACTGGGCTAGCAAACACCACTTCTGGCAGACCAACATCCTGAGTCCCGAAAGCCTGCGTAAGCAGTGGGACAAGCTGACAATGCAGCGTAACGCCGGAGGTGAGCAGCGCGCTGTCAAGCCAGATCTGGACTTCAACAACACTGACTGGGCCTATGGGGTGATCCGATGAAATCTCTTGCAGAGCAGATGCGTAACCACGACCGCGAGCAGATGAGCCGCATGGCCCATAACCTGCCAGAGCAGTACCAGGAGTGCGCGCCGGTCGAGCAGGTGGCGCAGGTATTCAACAAGCTGTTCAACGAGCTGCGCGCCGCGTTCCCGGCCAGCATGGCGAACTTCCGCACCCAGGAAGACCTGAACGAATTCCGCCGTCAGTGGCTGCTGGCGTTTCAGGAGAACGGGATCCACACCATGGCTCAGGTCGATGCCGGCATGCGCATTGCCCGCCGCCAGGAGCGCCCATTCCTGCCGTCGCCGGGCCAGTTCGTCGCCTGGTGCAAGCAGAGCGGCGGCGCGCTGGGCGTCAACGTTGACCAGGTGATCGCCGAATACTGGGACTGGCGTAACCGCTCGTTCGAATTCATCTCCAGCGAGCAATTTCCATGGTCGCAGCCGGTCATGTACCACATTTGCGTAGAATTGCGCCACCGCAGCACCGAGCGCCAGTTAACGCATGGTGAACTGGCACGCGAGGCAGGCGATCTGCTGGACATGTGGGAAAGGCGCGTCACCGAGGGTAAGCCAGTGCCGCCGGTACGCCGGGCTATTGCCGCACCAGCTGCCGAGCAAGGGCCGACGCCGATCCAGCTGCTGCTGGCCAAGTACAACCGCAACAAGTCGAACGGGATGGTGTGACATGAACATAACAATCCGTGAGCAGGTGCTGGCAGCCCTGCGCAACAACCCAGGGTTGAACAACGCCAAACTGGCAGGGCTTCCCGGAGTGGTACATCATCGATCAGGACTATCGGGGGCAGAAGTACGCGAAGGACAAGCAGGTTGCGCGTTGTGGCAACGCAGTTCCGCCGCCATTCGCCGAGGCACTGGTGAGGGCTAATTTACCGGAGCTTTGTCAGCAGAAAGAGATCGCAGCTTAATGTCCGAGTTTCAGAACATGGTGTAACAAATCCTGCTACTTCAATGACGTAGATTCAAACCTGATATAATTAGGCTCTTCACAACACGAGGAGCCTAAAATGCACCATTACATGATCCCTATCAACGGAACTGTTCACCTGATCAAGACTGACTCTCTAATCCCTGAAGGGACTGAGTATAGCTTTGAAGGAGAAAGTCTAATCTGCGCTCATGCCACTTTTAAATCTGGGACGTATGGCTTCCTGATACCAAAGGGAAATCAGTTGAATAGAGAGCATGCGTTCTGGCATGTAAGTGGAATTCACCCTAATCCCCTGGGAATGGATAAATCGTAATCCATAATATGCATGCCATCGTCCTGAACATACGGTGGCATGCATCCGGCACTACAACAGAAACGTTAAAGTGCAAACAATACAATTCGAGCAATATTCAACCTGTCACAGATGGCGAATACCACCGCCATTTCGTGCATTCTGTGGTTTCTATTACCCATTGCGTTAATGCTGTCCAATCATCAGCTCGCTGAGGCGCTGGTTAGGGCTAACCTACAGGAGCTTTGTCAGCAGAAACAAATAGCGGCGTAATAAAACATCGCTAATTCAACCCGCTACGGCGGGTTTTCTTTTTTTACTACTGACAGAAAATTAACAATTTGTGCTCTTAAAGCGTTGATAATTTCCGCGCATAGGTATACTGTATAAAAACACAGTAAATGCAATGGGGGCCATTATGAAAGTTGAATTAACCATTGATCGTATGAAAGAACTTCCTAAAGGCGCAGTACCAGCACTGGAGAAAGAACTGCTTAAGCGCCTGAATGATCACTATGACAATTGCAGGCTCACAATCCGCCGTGCCGGGGCCGATGGGTTAAGTGTTTTTGGTGGTGACAAGGACGATAAAAAGAAAATTGAATCAATCCTCCAGGATACCTGGGAAAGCGCTGACGACTGGTTTTATTAGAATTGCGCTTAAGGCTGGCGCGCATTTTTCAGAATACCGCAATTTGCGTAACCCTCTGATGCTGCTGCCGACAATCTTTAATCGCGTCTGTTAGTCGCTCGAAGGGAGAACATAAATGTGAGTGATTCAGCTTTGCAAACGTCAGAAGACAACTGGTATGACATTGTAAGAAGGTCTGACGGCTGCGTGGTGTTTAGCTTTCCTTCATCGGGCAGGCATCTAATTTATCGCGTCAATGGCATGGTTTCTATGCGGCCTTTGCTGGATGATGAAGAGGTCTTTACTCCTAATGGTTTTATGCAGTTTATTCACCGTCTCGGCTACCGGGTAACCCCACCTTCTGATAATATGAAATCAACGGTCTGAACAACCGTAACCTACTGCGCCACGGAGAGAAACCATGGCGCACGAACTACAACTCATCAAGCATTCCTCAGGAATCCTGATCCCCGCTACGCCGGAGACCAGTGATTTACTGCAATCAAAAATCAAACTCGGCTCCGTACTGGTGGCTGAGTTCCGGCAGGTACGCAACCCGGCCTTTCACCGTCGTTTCTTCGCGTTACTCAATCTCGGTTTCGAATACTGGGAACCCACCGGCGGGGCAATCTCCTCCAACGAACGCAAGCTGGTAACCGGCTATGCCAAGTTCCTTGCCTCATTCGCGGGAAGTGAAGCAGCACTCCTGGATGCTGCTGAGCAATATCTGGACCGCATCGCCGATAAGCGTACTGGTAGCATCTGCGCCTGTAAGTCATTCGATGCATATCGTGCATGGGTCACTATTGAGTCCGGCCATTACGACGCCATTCAGCTGCCTGACGGCACCCTCCGCAAACATCCCCGCAGTATCTCATTCGCAAATATGGATGAAACTGAGTTCCAGCAGCTGTACAAAGCCGCGCTCGATGTTCTGTGGCGATGGATACTCTCCCGATCATTTCGCAGTTGTGAAGAGGCAGAAAACGCCGCCGCCCAGCTGATGAGCTTTGCGGGGTGATGGCGATGAAATTTTCCTGGTTCCACCATCACGAATGCACCACCGAACAGGCCGACGAGCTGGTGGAGAAATACCGGGCGCGCGGTGTAAAGACAGAGCGCAGCCTGAATCGCGACAACATCACCTGGACCGTCAGCGCGCAATTGCCGGAAGGCGATAACGCGCCTCGCCCGAGCCGGGTATGGCAAAGCAAGGCGTGGGGGTGAGCATGGCAAATTTACGCAAAGAGGCTCGTGGTCGTGATTGTCAGGTTCGAATTCCCGGCGTCTGCAACGGTAACCCGGAAACGTCTGTACTGGCGCACATTCGCCTGGCCGGGTTATGTGGCACCGGAATCAAACCGCCTGATCTGATTGCCACCATTGCATGCTCTGCCTGTCACGACGAGATCGACCGCCGTACACATTTTGTCGATGCTGAGTATGCTAAAGAATGCGCGCTGGAAGGTATGGCGAGAACGCAGGTTATCTGGCTGAAAGAGGGGGTAATCAAGGCGTGAATACTTACAACATCACATTGCCCTGGCCGCCGAGCAATAACCGCTACTACCGCCATAATCGCGGGCGCACGCACATCAGCGCAGAAGGGCAGGCATACCGCGATAACGTCGCCCGAATCATTAAAAACGCAATGCTGGATATCGGTCTGGCTATGCCTGTGAAAATCCGCATTGAGTGCCACATGCCGGATCGCCGTCGCCGTGACCTGGATAATCTGCAAAAGGCCGCTTTTGACGCACTCACCAAAGCAGGTTTCTGGCTGGACGATGCTCAGGTCGTTGATTATCGCGTTGTGAAGATGCCCGTTACCAAAGGTGGAAAGCTGGAACTGACAATCACCGGGCTGGAGGCCGTATGACATTTGAATCCTGTTTTTCCGATCACCTCCGCGTTCGCTGGCAGCGGCTTCGCTTATACCACTTTCCCGGCTCTGTGCTAACGGACTACCGGATACTGAAGAACTACATCAAAACCATAGGCGGTGCAGTATGAATACTCAATTTCTCGAATACGTGCGCCAGCAGTTGATGGTGGCCACCGCCGATTTAAGTGGTGCGACGAAAGGGCAGTTGATGGCGTGGCTTGAAAACGCGCAGTTCGATACGGGAACGTTTAAACGTAAAAAGCCTCGAGTGCTGGATGAAGTGACCGGGGAAATGATTACGCTGGATAACCCGCCAATACCGGGCAAGCAGTCGCATACCAAGGGTTCGCATATTCCCCTGGTGCAGCCGGTTGAATACTCCAGCGCATCGTGGCGCCGCGCACTGATGTCACTCGAAGAACACCAGAAAGCGTGGCTGCTATGGAACTATAGCGAGAACGTGCGCTGGTGCTATCAGGTGGAAATCACTCAATGGGCGTGGGCAGAGTTCCGGGAGCAGCTCGGCGCGAAGAAGGTGGCCGGCAAAACGATGGAGCGCCTGAAGAAGCTTGTCTGGCTCGCGGCTCAGGACGTGAAAGCAGAGCTGGCAGGGCGTGAGACGTACGAATATCAGGCGCTGGCGTCGCTGGTTGGCGTAACGCCAAAAAACTGGTCAGAGACCTTTACTGACCGCTGGGTTGAGATGCGCAGCATCTTCCTGCGACTGGATAGCGGGGCTTTATTGCAGGTTACGCGATCACGTTCACAACAAAAGGCGACAAATTTAGACTCAAGTCTTGCAAAACTGGATTGAAACGCATATATTTCATGTAAATCTGATATCGTCGCCATAGCTTCGTAGGTCGACAAAGAATTAAGAGCCTCGCCATCGTGCGGGGCTTTTTTATTTGCGGTACGCAGCACACAGAACCCACTACCTGGGACCCTTCGGCCAGAGAGCCGACATTGCCTTACCCTCACATTGCCAGCCTGTCGCTGGCTTTTTTATTTGCGATGTCCGGTCGTTGTTTCCTGGCATCCTTCCACTCTACACAAACAGCACCCCGTTCCTTCGGAGGTGATATGGCAAAGCGTATGAATGACGACCACAAAATTGTAGGCCTGTCCTGGTTAGTCCTGCTCGGCATTGCATGCTGGGGCGGTTTAGTTCGCTACCTGATCGACGTAAAGCAGAATAAAGCGACATGGAGCTGGATAAACGCGCTGGCACAGATCGCTGTCTCCGGCTTTACCGGTTTGATTGGCGGGTTGATAAGCGTGGAGAGTGGGTTGAGTTTTCACATGATCCTTGTCACGTCCGGCATTAGCGGGGCGATGGGTTCAGTGGCTCTGACCTATTTCTGGGAACGCTTGACGGGGATGAAGAATGCAAACCAGTGATAAAGGCATTGCCCTGATCAAAGAGTTCGAAGGTTGCAAGCTCACTGCCTATCAGGACAGCGTCGGCGTTTGGACGATCGGTTATGGCTGGACTCAGCCCGTCGACGGGAAACCAATCCGTGCCGGGATGACAATTAAGCAGGAAACGGCAGAACGCCTGCTGAAGACAGGAATGGTCAGTTACGAAAGTGACGTGTCACGACTGGTTAAAGTTGGCCTGACTCAGGGGCAATTCGATGCCCTGGTGTCGTTCACGTATAACCTCGGTGCGCGGTCATTGTCGACATCGACTCTCCTGCGAAAACTCAACGCCGGAGATTACGCTGGTGCAGCCGATGAGTTCCTGCGCTGGAATAAAGCTGGTGGGAAGGTGCTGAATGGGCTGACACGTCGGCGGGAGGCAGAGCGAGCTCTGTTCCTGTCATGATTAGCGCACTGGTTAAGCGTTACTGGCTGCAGTTGCTGGTGCTGGCGTTAATCGGCGCACTGGCTTTCTTCGTGAACCACTACCGCGACAACGCCATCACTTACAGAGACCAGCGCGATAAGGCCACTGAGAAACTCCTCCTGGCGACCGCCACCATTAAAGACATGCAGACCCGCCAGCGTGATGTCGCTGCACTGGATGCCAAATACACCGGAGAACTGGCTGATGCGAAAGAAACCATTGAGCGTCTGCATAGCGATGTCATTGCTGGCCGTAAGCGGCTGCAGCTCAACGCAAACTGTCCCGCGAACGGAACGACCAGCACCGGCGGCCTGGGCGATGTTACCGGCCCCCGACTTACTGACTCCGCTGAACGGGATTATTTCACCCTCAGAGAGCGAATCGTCACAGTGACGAAACAGGTTGGATATTTGCAGGAATACATCAAAGAGCAGTGCTTAAATTGATGTTAAATTAACCTTTTACATACGGAGGGGTTATGCAAATAGATCAAGAATACCTTAAAGGTTTGCTCGAGGCTTTCGAGGCATCGGATTCACCTGATACCGATATTATTCGATTAAAGGATTTAGGGTTCAATTGTGAAACTGACACATTTGTGTTTCATATGCGTTTGCTTGAGGATAGAGGGCTGATTATCAGGAGTGATGGAGAGCCCGGCTTTGGTGCTATTCAGTCTTTAGACGGAATGACTCACTGGGCTGTAATGCCCTTGCGATTGACCGCGATGGGGCATGACTTCTTGGATGCTCTCCGTAACAAAGAGGTTTGGGCAACATTAAAAACCGGATTCAAAGATGCCAGTATGGGCACGCTGATGACAGTTTCGAAGGAGCTGTTTAACCGAGCTCTAGCTAAGCAACTTAATAAAATGTTCGACTAACCGCCTACGGGCGGTTTTTTATTGTCAACTTTATGAGCAAACTGATCTTAATTACTGTAACTAGGTGGTCAATGATATGGCAACGCTTAAGGACCTTTCCAGTCAGTTAAGACAGCTGCAGAAGCAAATACCGTTTGCGACTGCCCAGGCTATGACTAAAGTGGTTCGCCAGATAGAAGCGGCCCAAAAAACAGCATTTGAGCGGAATCTGGATAATCCAACACCTTTTACAGTTAAATCGGTTGGGTCAGTTGGTGCCAGGAAAAACAGCCTTCGTGCGAAGGTGTTTGTTCGTGATACTGCTGCTGGTTACCTTGAACCCTTCGAGTTCGGCGGAGAGCACAAGCTTAATGGTAGTGCTTTGCTTAACCCGAAAGACATAAAGCTTAATAAATACGGCAACCTGCCGCGTAATAAGCTCTCTCAGCTCAAAGCAAAGGAAAATGTATTCGTAGGTGAGGTGGATGGCGTTAACGCTGTCTGGCAGCGTAAGAAACCGATGAAAGCTAAGAAGCGACGGGCCAAGCGCTCCGCTAATGGGACGCGAAGACCGAAACGTAAACAGCGTTCTCCAAAGCTTTTGATCCGGTTTGGTGATGCGCTACCTGTGACTCCAGTGCTGGGGTATATGGATAGGGCCCGTACCATGGCGAACGCACTGCTACCGTCTGCTTTAAATCAGGCGATAGCAGAAGCCATCAGGACGGCAAAATAAAAGCAGTAACTTATAAGTTAATTTCGCAAGCTTTTATGAAGCTGTTTACTGCAGTTGTCGATCCAGAAACATTGGCTGACATGGAATGCTGGTTTCCGCCATCCTTTGTTTGCACACCAACTAACACTTTGGATTTCGCCCCCTGAAGCTGCTTAAGCACTGTTTTTAGTTGGTCCGCGTCATCCGATTGAATCTGGAGGCTCTGAACATTACGTCTTGAAAGGGTAGCATCGAGCTTCACTGCGGTATTCCCGTCGACCTTCATTATCAGGTCCATTGGTACCTCTGATAGTGATTCGGTGCTTTTATCCATTTCAACGTATGCCGCCGATAGCTTTTCTTTAGTGCAGTCAAACACAATGGCGCCATTGTCGGATGAAACCTCGCCAAGCATCATTGCTTTCTTACCACCAGAGAAAAGGTCATCTTCAGTATTAGTTACCCACTGGGCATGAGCAATTGGTGATGCCAGCACTGCGGCTACGAAAGTTATTTTGATTATATTGTTACCCATTACATTCTCCTTGTATTGAATAGGAATAATCATAGTCGGAGCGAATGGTCGAAGCCATTAAAAAAATGGGTCCTTCCTGAGACTTTTGTAAGGTACGGGCATTGCGCGCCGCAGTGTTTTCCTAGCTACAAATTTTCAAATTTAGGTAACAGGTAACAGTTACGTTTTGTTACGTTTTGAGCTTTGTTCTTGATTGCAAAAATATTCCTCTCAGCTGGTTGTTACCCTCGATGTTACCTCTTCTGGTTGGGTAACAGTGTCAGGTAACAGATCAGACTGCAGGTGAGGTAACAATGAACCAGTCAGATTTCGCACGGTTACATGGCGTTAGCCGCAAGACCGTTACGATGTGGAAAAGCCGGGGATGGCTGATCATGTCCGGCGATGATATCGATGTTGCCGCTTCAAATGCACAACTCGAAAAGTACAGGAAAAGCGTTAACCGACCCGATAAACAGAAAACGTCTGCGCCAGAAAAAAAGAAAGCTGACCGGCTGTTGCCTGCGCGGGAGCCGCCGGAAGAAAGTAACTCGTCACTGGAGGGGCTTGCGCGGGATTTCCTCCTTGAAAACGGCGCTGAGTTATCGCTGGATGAAGCGCGCCGGGTAAAGGAAAACTACCTGGCGTTACTGACAAAATTAGAGTTTCAGCAAAAAGATGGCCAACTCATTGAGATGGCTGCCGCCGAGGAGGTTCTTTTCAACGCCTTTCGCCAACAGCGTGACGCCTGGCTTAACTGGCCGTCAAGAGTGGCACCATTAATGGCTGCTGATCTGGGCGTGCCGGCGGACAGGATGACAGAGGTGCTGATTGAACATGTCCACAAACATATCTCAGTCCTCGGAGAACCAGAATTTAACCCAGCAGAAGATTGAACGCCTTCAACTGAGTGTCCGTAAGGGATGGACACCACCACCACGTATCAGCGTCCCTCAATGGGCCGATGACTACCGGAAGCTGGCGAAAGAAGCTGGCAGTACCTCCGGGAACTGGGAAACATCAACGGTTGAAATTGCCCGCGGTCCTATGCTGGCCGCGACGGAATCGGGCGTCCACATTATCACCGTGATGTGCTGTACCCAGTTAATGAAAACCGCGCTGCTGGAAAACCTGTTTGGTTATTTTGCGCACCTCGACCCATGTCCGATTTTGCTCCTGCAGCCGAAGGAAGAAGCCGCCGAGCAGTTTTCCAAAGAACGCATCAGCCCGCTGGTTAGGGTAACGCCAGTTCTGCGTAACATCATAGGTGACTCAAAGCAGAAGAGTTCAAAAGAAACCATTCTGTATAAAGCTTTCACCGGCGGATTTCTGGCGTTGGCCGGCGCAGGTAGTCCAGATAACCTTGCGCGCCGTCCGATCCGTGTTCTGCTGGCAGATGAGGTGGATAAATACCCGATTACCCGCGAGGGCGATCCCATTGCTCTGGCGGAAGAGCGAACCGCCACATTTGGCCTTAACTGGCTGTCTGTGCGGGCTTGCTCGCCGACGGTCGAAGATGAAAGCCGGATTGCTGACAGTTACGAAGATTCAGATCAGCGGCGGGCCTCTGTAGTTTGCCCCCATTGCGGGCACCGACAGTTCCTTGATTTCTTCAAACATGTTCAATGGCCAAAAGAAGGTGATAAGCACCTGACCAAAGCGGCCATGATCCATTGTGAATGTTGTGGTGCTGGCTGGTCAGAGGGTGAGCGTCTGCGGGCATTACAGACAATCCGCTGGCATCAGACCAAACCGTTTGAATGTTGTGGTTCCCGCCATTCACCATTAATGGAATACGACCAGAAATGGCATGAAGGAGACGAGGGCAGTGTTGATGCCGTCTGGCGCTGGTCAGAGTCGGAACGGCATGCCGTATACCGGGCGATTTGCCCGGACTGCGGGGCCGAGGCGCTGGATAATCACCACGCCGGGTACCAGGCGTCAAAACTCTTCAGTCCCTGGCAAAAAGACAAGCCATCGGACATTGCAAAGAAATACCTCGATGCGAAAGGGGATCCGGATAAGGAACAGGCCTGGTGGAACACCCAGATGGGGTTGCCGCACCGGCCTAACCACGGGAAACAGCTCCCGGTTGATGTCCTGCTGGCGCGCCGTGAAGTCTTCCCGGCCGTCGTTCCTGATGGCGTGGCATTGTTAACTGCGGGCGTCGATACCCAGGATGACCGATTCGAAATCACGATCACTGGCTGGGGGCGGGACGAGGAATCGTGGTCAGTTGCGCATGACGTCATTTATGGCGATCTGGAGACTGAGGAACCCTGGAAGCGCCTCGATGCGTACCTGAAACAGATATGGCGACGCGGCGACGGGCGAGGGCTGAATATTCTGGCTGCATGTATGGACTCCGGCGGTCACCACACGCAAAAGGTTTATGAGTTCTGCAAAGATCGCCTTGGGCGCCGCGTCTGGGCTATCAAGGGCGAATCTGCGCAGGGTGGGAAACGCAACCCCGTCTGGCCAACCAAGCGACCGACATCGAAAAGTAAAGCCAGCTTCAGGCCAATTATACTTGGCGTGAACTCTGCGAAAGATGTTGTCCGTGGTCGTCTGCATCTTGAACCGCCAGCTTTAGGTACTGCCGGTGCGGGCTATATGCACTTCCCGGATGATCGTGACCTCGGATATTTCAACCAGCTGCTGGCCGAGCGACTGGTTTATAAAGTGGTGGCCGGTCAGCGATTCAGTGTCTGGGAGCCTATCCCCGGACGGGCGAACGAAGCACTCGACTGCCTCGTTTACAGCTATGCCGCGTTGTGTGGGCTGAAACATATGGGATTAAAACTCAATGTTCGGGCCGCTAACCTTCAGGCCGATCCCGATAAGTTCCTGCCGGCGCCAGCCGAGCCAGAAGAAAAAATCAATTACGAATTACCGGGTGCCATCGTGGATGAGGCTATGGCTCCTGTTAAGCGTAAGAACATTTCTAAACTCCTGCCGCAATAAGGAAAACCATGTTTAACCGAAACACGAGCTTACTTGCTGGTGGGATGACTGATGAGCAGCTCAGAGACGCTCTGCAGAAAGCGCAGCAGGCTTATATCGACCTGACTACCGGCAGCCGTGGCGTCTCATTCTCCTATACGCAGGGTGATGGGACGCGCTCTGTCTCCTATCAGCAAAGCTCTCTCGCCGACCTGCTGGCGCTGATTCAGTTGCTGCAGGCGCAACTGGGAATTGTCGCCCGGCCACGGAAGCCAGTGAGGTTCAGATTCTGATGAATAAAGTGCAAATCCTTGGTCCTGACGGGAGACCTTATCAGGCACCAAAACCCAGCATGTTGACGGGCGGTAGCCGGGTGCCATATGACGCCGCGGATTCCTTCAGCGATCAACTGGCGAACTGGCAGCCCGCACTATGGTCACCGGATAACGAAATTAATATCTACCGTGACCGTATAGTTTCCCGTGCGCGGGATCTGGTCCGAAATGATGGATGGGCCAATGGTGCCATAACTCGCCTGCTTGATAATGCGGTCGGCGCCAATTTCCGTCCGATCATGAAGCCTGACTATCGTGTATTACGGATGATGACAGGTAATAAAAGTTTTGACGCAGTATGGGCGGAAGAGTACGGAAAAGCACTCGCTTCCCACTGGAGAACCTGGGCATACGACACAGGCCGTTATTGTGACGTTGAGCGCAAGCTAACCGTTCCACAAATGTTGCGTCTGGCCTTTCGCCACAAGCTGATTGATGGCGATGCCCTGATGGTGCTTCAGTATCGCACCGATCGCCTTGGACCAGGTAAGGGGCGTTATGCCACGACGGTGCAGGTTGTTGATCCCGACAGACTCAGTAACCCGCAGCAGAATTTTGATATGCCGAATATCCGCGGCGGCGTTGAAATTGATGCTGACGGCGCACCTGTGGCTTATCACATACGTGAAGCACATATCGGTGACTGGTGGAGTGGCGCCAAAACAATGACATGGCGACGAATCCCGCGCGAAACCGCATGGGGGCGCCCGCACGTTGTGCACGACTTTGACCATGAGCGTGGAGCTCAGCATCGGGGGAATGGCATTCTGACTCCAGTAGTGCAACGTCTGAAGATGCTGGTGAAGTACGACCAGAGCGAGCTGGAAGCAGCAATTCTGAATGCTATCTTCGCCGCGTATATTGAGTCTCCATACGATCCCGAAATGATCCAGTCCGCGCTGGGGGAAAACTTCGAAGAGGGATTGGGAGCATACCAGGATGGTCGTGCAGAGTTTCATAATGATCGCCGTTTGACGCTGCAGAATGGCGCCCGTATGCCGATCCTTTATCCAGGGGAGAGAATAACAACGGTCAACGCTGCCCGCCCTTACAGCAACTTTGAGGTTTTCGAGTCTGCAGTATTGCGTAATTTCTCATCCGGTACGGGGTTATCTCCTCAGCAGGTTACACAGGACTGGTCTGATGTGAATTACAGCTCTGCGCGATCTTCCTTGCTGGAGGCATGGAAAACGCTCACCCGCCGACGTGATGATTTTTCCATGGGTACCGCTCAGCCGCTTCTGACGGCCTTTGTGGAGGAAGTTCACGATAACGAGGATTTACCTCTACCTAATGATGCCCCTGATTTTGTTGATGCCCGGGCTGCGTATTCCCGTGCGCGCTGGATGGGGCCGGGGCGAGGATGGGTTGATCCGGTGGCAGAGAAAAAAGGCGCCATTCTCGGCCTCGATGCCGGCCTTTCCACTCTCGAAATTGAAGTGGGTGAAAACGTGGGTGAGGACTGGGAAGAGATACTTGATCAGCGCCAGCGGGAAATTGAGTCCTGCCTGAAGCGCGGACTTCCATTACCTAGCTGGGCGCAGGCGGACCAGTTCGCCAGCCAGACAATTACCGATCCGGAGGAAAAGTGAATCTACCTCATCTGGCCCAGCGCCTTTTTAATACACCGCTGGCGCTGCACCCAAGTAAAGCTGAAGTCATCATGGCATCCGTTATGGACCGGTTTGGCATCAGTAAAATCGAATCCTCTCTTGCCATGGATGATGACTGGTATGGATACGACGATAACCGGGGGCGGGAATCCCGTAGCGACCCGGGTTATGACAATGTGTTGGGCGTCGCTGTCATCCCGATATGTGGGACCCTGGTGCAGAAGCTGGGTAGCCTGCGCCCATACAGTGGCATGACAGGCTATGACGGCATTCGTCAGGCCTTCCTGACTGCGATGGAAGACCCCGATATTACAGGGATCTGCCTGGATATTGATTCGCCAGGAGGCGAGGTCGCCGGATGTTTCGATCTGGTCGATGTCATTTATGGCGCCCGCGGGAAAAAGCCCATCCATGCCATTCTGACGGAAAGCGCCTATTCCGCCGCCTATGCGATTGCCAGTGCGGCGGACCGGATTTCTGTTCCCCGAACCGGTGGTGTGGGTTCAGTTGGTGTGATCACTATGCACCTTGACTGGACCCAGCGGATAAAAGATGACGGCCTCAAAGTCACCATCATCACCTACGGTTCCCGTAAGGCTGAGGGGTCACCGCTGAGAGAGCTGTCAGATGAAGCGCTGGCGGCTATTCAGCAGGACATCAACACCATGGGTGAATTGTTTGTGAATACCGTCGCCAGAAATCGGGGGATTAGCGCAAAGGTTATCAAAAGTACTCAGGCTGCCTGTTTTATGGCTGCTGATGGTGTGGAACTTGGACTGGCTGATGAGGTGTGTCCTCCTGATGCTGCGTTCAGAAACTTACTTGAAAAAACAGGAGCCTGAAATGGCGAAGAAAAAGACTTTTAGTTTTGCTCATCTTATTGGCCGTGGCGCGACTGCTTCCGAAGAGGAAGAGGACAAAAAGGCCAAAAAAGCGAAAGGCCGTCGCGCGGAAGAGGATGAGCGCGAAGATGATGCCGGGGACGATGAACGCGAAGATGACGCGGAAAACGACGATCGTGATGATGACGCTGAAGATGACGGTGACGACCCGGATGCGGCTGAAGACGATGACGATTCCGAAGATGACGGCGACGATGACCGCAAAGAAAGCAAAGCGGTGAAAAATGCCCGCGCCGCCGAGCGTAAACGTTGCGCCCGTATCTTCGGCAGTAAGCACGCTGCGGCGAATCCGTCACTGGCCGCTTCACTCGCATTCAATACCGGGATGAGCTCTGCCGCCGCTATCGATGTTCTGGCATCCACGGCGCCAGCCTTGCAACCAAAGGCAACGCGCGGGCGCTCTCTCGATCAGCGCATGCAGGAAAGCCATGATGTCCGTCTGAATCCGGATGGCGGCAAGAAAGAGAACGGTAAATCGGCACTGGTAAACCAGATGACCGGCCTCTACAACTCCATTAAAGGAGAGAAATAATGGATCAATTTGGTCAGAATGCCTTTGCACCTGGCATGAAGAGTTCAGTGTTTGTGCCGGATCAGTTAATTGCCGGTACGCTGCAACTGGTCACTGACACCGGCACGATCACCGGCGGTGTGTATAAGCGTGGCACTGTGCTTGGCATGATCACCGCCAGTGGCAAATATACAGCCAGTGTGAAAACCGCAACGGATGGTAGCGAGACGCCAGCGGCCATTCTGGTTGATGATGTTGACGCTTCCACCCATGGCGATCAGTCCGGCGGCCTGTACCTGATGGGCGAGTTCAACCAGAATCATATTATTTTTGACGATTCCTGGACTGCGCCGGAACTGAAAACAGCACTACGTCCGCTGGCCATCTTCCTGAAAGACAGCGCCCAGGCACCTTTAACCACCTCCTGATTTATCCCTCATTTATCCTGGCGAATGCTTTAACCGGCAGGCGCTGACCTATTTAAAATTTATGCCAGCGTCTAGCTGGCATTATCAAGAGACTGAATATGGAAAATATTTATGATACCAGTGTGCTGGTGCAGGTCGTTCCTAACCTGAAAACCAGTCAGAACTGGCTGCTTGATCGCTTCTTCCCGAACGTCGTGACTTATGAGACCGAAGAAGTAGCGATTGACGTGGATGTCGGCTTACGTCGTATGGCGCCATTCGTCTCCCCGCTGGTGGAAGGTAAGCTGGTCGAGTCCCGTAAATACCAGACCAATACGTTCAAACCGGCGTACATCAAAGACAAGCGGGCGCCGGACCTGCGTAAACCTATTCGCCGCCAGATTGGTGAGCGTATTGGCGGTGAATATACCGCCGCAGAACGCGAAATGTTGAACCTGCAGTTTGAGATGACTGATCAGATTGACATGATCAACCGTCGGCTGGAATGGATGGCGGCCAGCGCGCTGGTGTCCGGTACCGTCACGGTTGCCGGGGAAGGCTATGAAACCAAAGTGGTGGATTTCGGGCGCTCTCCGGATTTGACTATCACTCTGAGTGGTTCAGATAAGTGGCCGTTGACGGTTGCCGCGGGTGCCACTAATACCCAGCCCTCTGATGATATTGAAATCTGGCAGACGCTTTTCCTGAAAGAATCCGGTTCCGTCGCGACAGATCTGGTGTTCACAAGCAAGTCATGGCGTGCTTTCCGACTGGACACCACCATCAAAGATAACGCCATCACGTTCCCGGCGCTGAGCCCGTTTGGTAACCAGATTAATGCTGGTCCACAGGCGATGAAGGGCGCTATTTATAAAGGTCGCTGGGGTAACTTTGACCTCTGGTTATATAACGACTGGTTTATTGACCCACTTGATAATGTCGAGAAGCCGATGATCCCCGACGGCGCCGTTATTATGTCTGGCGCTGATCTGATGGGTACCCGCGCTTTTGGCGTTATCCTGGACCCGGCATTTAACTACGGTCCCCTGGCCTATGCGCCAAAATCCTGGGTGAAAGAAGATCCGGCCCAGCGTCTTATCCTGATGCAATCCTCCCCGCTGGTTATTCCGAGCCGGGTAAACGCATCCCTCTGCGCGACGGTGGTCTGATATGGCAAAAATCTCTAAAACCGAGCAGGTCGATGATCTGAATGCTGAAGGCGCCACCGAAGACGCCCTGAATATCGACGACCTGAATGCCGGCGGCAGCGTTCAGATGACGCATCAGTATGACGAAAAAGACGGCGATTCATCTGATGATCAGGATGACGATGAAGAAGATTTTCAGGAAGTAGCGGAACCTGAGTTTGTGGTCCTGAAAGGGAACTGCATTCGCCATGACGGTGAGGTTTACCGGGAAAACTCCCTAATTCCGGTCTCCGGTAAGGATGCCGAGCGTCTGCTGGCCGCAGGTGTAATTGCCGATGTCCATGCTCTGCGACAGCGCGCGTTATCTGCTGCGCGTGGTGTGAAAATAACAACGGAGTGAGCATATGGGCGTGGACTGGGATTTACATCTTCTGAGTCCGCTCCATGGCGTGTTTGGCGATGAGCATGAGTACCGTCCCCGCAACGGTACTCCTTTTACGATTAACGGTATTTTTGACCGTGGCTATGCGCAGGTTGCAGAAAATCTTGATGGTGATTCAGAAATTAACACCTCCAGCCCAATGCTTGGGGTGCGCGATGCTGAATTTCGTCAGTTGGGTAAACCGCAACCTGCCGTATCTGACCGTGTGTTTATCAAAACGGTCGGAGGTCAGATCATCAATCAGTTATTTGTTGTGTCCAACGTCGAACCGGACAGCCATGGCGGCTCACGTCTTGTTCTCAATGTGGCGAAAACCCGATGAATGCTTCCGCAATACGACACATGGTCGTGGCCGCGCTGAAAGATAAAACGGCTGCCGCCGATCGTGTGTATTCCCCGCGTGACTGGGCAACTTCGCCGGACCTGTACCCAGCGTTGCTTGTTCAGACGCCATTTGATCACAAAAAGGCGCAGGGGAGAAATGTCCCGGCCTTTACCTCTTTGACCACCGTTCGCATTACTGGCCGGGTTCAGGAGTACGACAGTGAAACCACTGATGATGGCGCCATGCGCGCGGAGGTTGCGCTGGAAGAGCTCCGGGAACAGGTAGAAAGGGCGGTGATTAACAGCTACGAGTTAACCCGGAACATCCAGAAATATGCGGAGGTCCGCTCGACGATTGATGTTGATGCGGATGGTGAAGCGCATATGGGCCAGCTGCTTATCGAAATTGATATTGAGCACTATCAGGGACCGGAAGACTTTTATCCGGTCGATACGGTGCCGCTGGCGGGGATCGACATCACCATCGACATGCCGGACGGTACGCCGCAGCCGGGCGTAAAAATAGACCTTCAGGAGTAATCATGTTTGTAAAACCGAAGGACGGGCTCAGCGTTCGCTGCCCTGTCAGGGGGGAGCCTTTGCCCAAAGATGGCGCGGAGGTACCTGATAATACGTTCTGGCGTCGCCGCCTGAAGGATGGCGACGTCAGTCTGGTACCGGAAAAGGGCGTTAAAAACGCCGTAAAAAAAGAGGGCGTAATTAAATGACCGTTCCATTTTCGCGAGTTCCCGGCAATTTACGTGTGCCGCTTTTTTATGTGGAGTTTGATAACTCCATGGCCAACACGGCGACGGCTACACAACGAACGCTGTTGATTGGTCAGATGCTGGCATCAGGCTCTGCACAGGAAAAAATCCCGGTAAAAGTCTCCTCTCCCAATGCGGTGGGTGAGCTCACCGGAAAAGGATCAATGCTGCATGGCATGATGACGGCGTATCAAAAAAACGATACTGCTGCGGAGGTCTGGATCCTTCCGCTGGCTGATGATGCGGATTCGATGGCAGTGGCAACTGGCAGTATCAAGGTTGCCACACAGGCGGCAGAAACCGGCGTTATCTCTCTTTATATTGCTGGCGTTCGCGTACAACTGACCGTACTGGCGACTGACACTCCGGCTCAGATTGCCACTGCGCTGGTCGCGGCGATTACCCGCAAAACGGAACTGCCGGTGACAGCTGCTGTAAAAGCCGATGCAACGGATACCGTGACACTGACGGCCAAAAATGCCGGGTTGCTGGGCAATGGTATTGATATCAGGCTGAATTATCTCGGTGTTCAGGGTGGTGAGGTGACGCCCGCGGGCCTGACACTCACCATCACGGGCATGACCGGCGGCGCCGGCGCGCCGGATTTTGTTGATGCCCTTGGCAACCTGCAGGATAAGACCTTTGATTTTGTCATCAACCCTTATGATGACACCGCATCACTGGATGCCATCAGAGAATTTCTGAACGATGCAACCGGCCGCTGGGCATGGGATAAACAGCTTTATGGCCACGCATTCACCACTACCAACGGCACTTACGCCGAGCTTGGCACCAAAGGGGAAACCCGTAATAACCAGCATGAGTCACTGCTTGGTGTGTATCGCTCACCGTCACCGCGTTATATCTGGGCGGCGGCACTGACAGGGGCCGCCGCACCCAGCCTGCGTAATGACCCCGCACGTCCGCTACAAAGTCTGCCTGTTTATGGCGTGCTGGCACCGGACCTGGCGGATCGCTTTGAGCTGACAGAGCGCAACAACCTGCTGTACAGCGGCATCTCCACTTACACCGTGGGTGATGACGGGACGGTGATGATTGAAAACCTGATTACCACCTACCAGAAAAACAGCTATGGCGACGAAGACGACAGTTACCTTCAGGTGGAAACGCTCTTCAGCCTGATGTTTGTCACGCGATATCTCCGCACTGCAGTGACCAGTAAATTTGGTCGCATGAAGCTGGCCGCGGATGGCACGCGTTTTGCGCCGGGGGCGGCGATAGTGACGCCAAACATCATCAGAGCCGATCAGATCGCGGAATACCAGACGCTGGTCTTTAACGGCTACGCGCAGGACGCTGAGGCCTTCGCCAGAAACATTATCGTGGAGCAGAACAAAACAAATCCGAACCGCGTCGATGTGTTGTGGCCGGGAACGCTTATGAACCAGTTGCGCATCTTCGCGCTGCTTAACCAGTTCCGCCTGCAGGCTGAATCAACAGGAGCATAAAACATGGCTGGAGATACCACTAATCGCCTGGCAGGTACCGCTTATGTCACCGTAAACGGGGTGACCGTTATGGTGGAGGGCTCATTCAAGTATCAGACCTCCACTGTTAACCGTACCACACTGACAGGCATGGACGGTGTGCATGGCTACAAAGAAAAGCCGGTTGCCCCGTATATTTCTGCCCGTCTTCGCGACAGCGGCGGTACCAACGTACTGGGTTTTAACAAACAGACGAACGTCAACGTGATCGCCGAACTGGCGAACGGAAAGACTATTATCGGTCGCGCGCTATGGACGGTGAACGTTCAGGAAGTGGAAAGCGAAGATGCAGTGTTTGATGTTCGCTGGGAAGGCCGGGACGTAACGGAGAACTAAGATGGCAGAACTTGAACGCACCAAAGTCATTCCCCTCATCAAGCCTCTGGTCGATGAGGCGCAAAAAACACGCTATGAGCAACTGGAGCTGAAGGCGCCGACGCTCAGCCAGGCAGAGCAGTTCTACGAAAAGCAGGCATCGTCCACTTCACTGGCGGCGATGCGCCTGCTGATCTCGCTGGTCACGGATACGCGGGAAAGTGTGCTTCAGCCGATGGATTTTATCGACTTCCGAAAATGCGAGGAGTTTTTGCTCGGTTTTTTGACCTGGAAGCCCTGACCGCCTGGCAGGAAACGGCCGCTGACGTCACATTTTATTTCCGCTGGACAGAAGACAGGGCATGGGGCATGACCTATGCCCGTCTGAAGTGGTGGGTATCGCAGGCCTCCCGTATCAATAAACTCAGGAATCCCGAACCCGATGAGTAATTCTTTCGACTTTGAGCTGGTGGCCAGCGACCAGGCGACGGAAGCCATTGAGCGTATCAATGAGGCTATCCGTGATCTGGAACCAAAGCTGGATAAAACCAAAGAGGGACTCCAGTTAGGAGGGCAGGAGACCCTCGATGGACTGAACGGCTTTATTTCCCGCTTCGAAAATCTGTCCAAAAATGCCCGTGATAATGTTCAGTACATCGGGGACATGGTACCACCGCTGAAGATGGTCGGTGAGCTCTCCGGTAAGCTGGCATCACTGGGGGTTGTTGGAGCGGCGGGATATGGGCTAAAACAGATTGCCTACGGTTTCCATGAGGCCTCAAGGGAAGCCTATAACCTCGATGTCGCCGCGAAAAATGCGGGTATGCGAGTGGACGATTTTTCCCGCCTGTCCGGTGCCATGCGGATACTGGGTGCTGATGGCGACAGTGCAAATTCCTCCATCGAGGGGATGGCTAAAAGCCTGAAGGAGGCCGCCAGTGGTGCCAACAGCCAGGTGCTCGGCGCATTGTCACAGATTGGCGTTCAGATCCAGAAAAACAACGATGGATCCGTTGATACGCTGAGAACACTGGAGTCGATAGCACGCGTTTTACCGAGTCTGCGACCGGACCAGCAGAAATCAGTTTCCGATGCCCTCGGGTTGACGCCGGAAATGCTGGCGCTGATGCGTGAAGGCGTACGGATGAAAGCATTGCTGGCTAAATCTGATGAACTTGGCCTGACGGTTGATCCGGAACTTAACCGGCAATTGTCCGAGGTTAACGGCTCCATGAATGAGCTGGGCGCTGCATGGGATGGGCTGAAAAACCGTTCGAAAAACTCTCTGTTTAAGGGATTGCTTTCCGATGGTTCGGTGAAAGACGGCCTTGAAGGAGTGACCGACTTGTTCACGAATGGCGATTTCACCGGGCTGTCGCATGCGCTGGGGTTTATCAGTAGCAAGGATGCCGGGAAGCTACGCCGCATTCAGGGTGATAAGGCGCTGTATAACACCCTTTCCCGGCGCGAGCGCGGAGCGGTGGATGCCGGCTTTATGACTGATGCCGTCCGTAAACGCTACGACGCGCAATATGGCGCCGGGGACAGAGCTGAACAACTCCGAAATGATTTGTCTGTCATCCTGCCAGCAGGTGCAGCAGCTCCACGCAGAGAAGTGAATTACAGCCAGCCATCTAACCAGGCACTGGGCCTGAGAAATAATAACCCCGGCAATCTCCGGATAGCGCCTAATGCGACCGGAGTGAATCGTGGTTTCGTCACTTATGACAACAGCAGCGACGGGCTGGCGGCAATGGCCCGGCAACTGATGTTATATGGCGATCGTGGGAATAACACGCTGAACAGCATGATCCACACTTATGCGCCACGCTCGGAAAATGATACGCAGTCCTATATCAATTCAGTATCGGCCGCGACAGGTATTCAACCCCAGCTGCGGGTGGATCTGCATAACCCGGAGGTGCTGAAGTCAGTCATGGCGGCCATGATTCAGCATGAGAATGGGGCGCAGCCATATTCTGAAGATGAGATACGGGCGGCAATTCAGACGGCTATCAGTGATCCGCGCTGGTCTGGTCTTCGTGACAGCCGAGTGCTCAGCCAGCAGAGAGAGAACATCCTCGTACCGCAACCGGACAAGTTTGACAGTTCCTCAATCCTGACAGCTTCCGGTAATGGGAGAGACACTGTCAGTGAAAACCTGACCCGGTCCCTCAAAGAGGCGATGGCCGATCAGAAAATGAAGCTGGAAATCACCCTGGTCAATGATAAGGGGGAGAAGAAAACCTATAACGTCGAGGATAACGGCAGAATAACAACTGCCATGAATTACTAACCCTATTAAACCGCCACCCTGGCGGTTTTTTAATTCAGGAGGCCTGATGGCAATTATCCAGGATGCAATAACTTCTCTGATGGGGGGCGGTGGTAGTGAGGACTGGTTGAGCCAGCTACGTCCCGGCTCGTTCCGGGGCGTGCCTTTTGCTGTGGTGAATGAGGAAGGCAGTCATGGCCGGCGGCAGGCGGTTCATGAATATCCATACCGTGATACCGCCTGGATTGAGGATATGGGGCGCGGGACACGGCGATTTATTATCCGTGGCTTTATCGTCCAGAACAGTCTGGTATACGGCGGTGGCGACGTTATTTCTCAGCGCCAGTCATTGATCAATGCGTGTGAAGCTAAGGGGAGTGGTACGCTCATTCACCCCACGCTGGGGGAGATGACCGTTTCCATACCTGAGAACGGGTTAAGGCTTTCCGGCTCCGCCGACAACGGTCGTTCGTTTGAATTTACCCTGATGGTGATTGAGTCGGGGTTAAAGGTCTTTGCCGTTACCGACAGCGCCGCCGCGGGGAATACCGTTGGCACCAACTATCTGAAGCTGGTTAGTACGACGGTTGCCAGTACCCTCGCGAGAATTAAAAGCGAGATCCGCGGTGTGTCGCAGGGGATTCAGACCATCAGGGGAACCGTGACGTTCTGGACCAATATGGTGGATAACACCATCAGTGAGGTAACAAACGTCAGTAACGTGCTGGATTCTACTTTCGGGAATAATCGTTACGGGCGGTACAGCAAGGGGACCGTAGGCGGGAGCTCTTCGGGTATTAACGGCAATCGTGATGCCGATGATTCAGAAGACCATCAGGCATTGTCTGAACAGGTTACCGCCCGGGCGGTGATGGATCGCCAGGCTGTGCTCGATACAACGGCTGCACTGAATGAATCTGTATCGGTCGAGGAATTTGTTCAGGGCGTTGCCGATGTGATTAATCGCATTCTGTCCAGCGCTGGTAGCGTGAGTGACAAAATTGCCGCATTTGAAAAACTGGCGGCTTCAACCAGTACCGGATACCAGCGTTCCGAAAGCAGCCAGCAACTGGCTGGCACCATGAACACGCTGATCGTAGTGCTATGTACCGGAGCCATGACGGATGCTGCTGCAGATTACAACCCAACCAGTCGTAATGAGGCCGAAGAAATCACTCAACGCGTGGCCGGGCAACTGGATACCGCGTTACTACTGGCGGGCGACCGTGGCGATGATGATCTTTATACGGCATTGATGGACGTGAGAACCGCTTTTCTGAATACCATGGCTCAGACTTCATCCGGACTGAGTGAGTTGATGCAAATCAATACTGCGGTGCCGGTTCCTGCCCTGGTACTGGCCAACCGCCTGTATCAGGATGCCTCGCGGGCAAATGAACTGATACAGGAGGCCAGCGTACCGCATCCGGCATTTATGCCGACGACGATGAAGGTGTTGAGACAATGAGTACGGATAATGATCAGGATATTGTCTCCCTGACAGTGGGCGGAAAAATCATTGAAGGATGGGACTCTGTGCGGGTGACCCGTGGCATTGAGCGTTTTCCCTCCGATTTTGACCTGGGACTGATGGATTATTTTCCGGGAAGTGACCAGAAGCAGCTGGTAAAGGAAGGGATGCCTTGTCAGGTAAAGCTTGGTAACGACCTGGTAGTGACGGGGTATGTTGATGACTGGTCGCCTGCTATTTCCCGTTCGCGCCATGAAGTCAGAGCCTCAGGCCGCAGTAAGTGCGCAGATCTCGTTGATTGCTCTGCTGAATGGCCAAATAACGTCATCAATAACAGTAATGCGCTTGATATTGCCTCCCGCCTCGCATCCCATTACAACATTGGCGTAAGTACAGACGTTGATGATCTGGTGAAAGTTCCGCAATTTTCCCTGAACTGGGGGGAATCGCCACAGGAAATACTTGATCGTGTCTCCCGCTGGTCGGCATTGCTTTATTACGATCAGCCTGACGGTAACTTATTTCTGACCCGGGTGGGGACAAAGCGCGCGGCCAGCGGTATCGCAGAAGGGGTAAATATCGAACAGGCTTATTACCGCCGTTCGATGGCTGACCGCTTTTCTGATTACGTCGGCGTATCGATGAGCATTTCGCCGATTGCAGGATTCTCGCCAGATACGGCTTATGATTCGGTGACGCTGGCGACGGCCCGCGATCCTGAGGCGGCCAGTATGCGTTACCGAAAACGGATCATTATTGTTGAAAGTACACTGATGGCTTCACAACAGGCTCAGCGAGCGATTGACTGGGAGATGAACCGCCGATACGGCCGTTCCCGTCAGTTAACGGTGACGATTGATTCCTGGCGCGATAAATCCGGGAAATTATGGGAGCCGAATACGCTTATCCCGGTCAACATCCCGAGTCTGCAGCTGCCTGACACCGAATTGCTTATCGCAGAGGTGACTTATATCAGAGACAGTGACGGCACCCATGCGCGCCTTTATCTGATGCCCCCGGAGGCTTTCGCTGTCCAGCCTTATGCTTTCTACCAGCAAATACCCGGACTAAACCAATGAATCAAAATTTAAAGAAATCGGCCACGCGCATCGCCGGCATGCTGGGCATTGGCCGTATTACCACGCAGAAAGATAGCGGGGTTGTGCAGGAAATCCAGTACCAGACTCCGCTGGAAGTGGCCAGCGCCCCACGGCTCTCTGATTTTGGTTTTTCATCGGGGTTACCGGCGGGATCGGATGTGCTTATTGCCTTTCTCGGCGGGGACCGCTCCAGTCCTGTCGTCATTGCCTCTAACCATCAAAGCTTCCGGTATACCGGGCTTAAGCCAGGCGAAACCGTGGTCTATAACCAGCAGGGGATGAATATTCATCTGACCGAGGAGGGAATTTTCATTGATGCGAAAGGCAAAGATGTAGAGATCAATAATGCCAGAAACATCACCGCGACGGCAACGGAACAGGTAAAGCTGGTTACCCCCAAACTCCTGGTGACGGGTGACATCATCGATAACTGCGAGACGAACAATTCAACGCTCAAAGCGCTGCGGGATGCTCACAACGATCATGACCATGACGTTAAAAAAGTTCAGTCCGGCGATAGCACGATCATAAGCGAAAAAACAGAGAGTCAGGTATGAGTGATATTTCCTCATTCTGGGATGTGGATGCCATTCATGCTGACTGGCAAACCGGTAACGGCGTACTGACATCTGAGAATGATATGCACACGGCCATAATTATCAGTTTGTTTACTGACGGACTGGCGCGCGCTGATGATGATTATGAAGGAACTGACCGCCGCGGCTGGTGGGGGGATCTGGACAACGACCGGAATATTGGCTCAAGGCTGTGGCTACTGCGGCGTGAAAAACTGACGCGCGAAGTGGCGATGAGAGCTGAAGATTATGCCGAAGAGGCTCTGGCCTGGATGAAGTCGGATGGTATTGCAGCAGCGATAGAGGCTCAGTCAGAGATTGTTTTCCCGAATAGGCTGAACCTCATCATCCGGTATTTGCCGCCGGCGGGGGACTGGCAGGAGTTCAAATTCTTCTGGCTATGGGAGCAACTGAATAATGCCATTTAAGCGGAAAACACTGAGCGAGCTCCGGCAGGAGAATCGCCAGTTTATGCAGGCAGAGCTTGAAAGTGTTGGCGCGCTGTTACGGTTTGGCAACCTTAAGGTGCTCGCTGATATGGATGCGGGCATGGCCCATCTGCACTACGCCTACCTGGATTATATTGCCCGTCAGAGCACGCCTTTCACCTCTACCGATGAGTGGCTTGCCGGATGGATGGCGCTAAAGCAGATTTACCGAAAAGCCGCAACGGCAGCACGCTCTCCGGCGGCGACCGTTACCGGAACGCCGGGGAAAACACTGTCAAAAGGGGCGGTGTTAAACCGTGATGATGGTTACCAGTACACAACCGATGATGCCATAACGATAAACACTGCTGGCAGTGCGTCGGTTGCTGTAACAGCGGTTTTGCCGGATATCACAGACGATGTGACAGGAGGAGGCACTTCCGGAAATGCCGATGCTGGCACCATTCTTACACTGGATGCTAATGCCCCCGGCATAGACAGCTCGGTTACGCTGATTGAGCCCGCCACCGGCGGCGCCAACATTGAAAGTGAAGAGGATTTCCGATTACGTGGTCTGCTGGCGTATCAGAATCCCCCGCAGGGCGGGAGTGACACTGATTATAAAAGCTGGGCTTTATCCGTGTCGGGGATCACCAGGGCATGGATACGGCGCCGGGGGATGGGGCCGGGTACCGTGGTGATTTACATCATGTGCGACGGCGATGATAAAACCAATCATGGATTCCCTGCAGGAACTGACGGTGTCTCTCAACTGGAAGAGTGGGGGGCTGTAAAAGCCACCGGGGATCAGGGGAGAGTTGCCGATTATATGTATCCGCTTGCGCCGGTTACCTCCCTTAACTATGTCTGCTCTCCCATCGAACGCGTTATCGATTTTGAAATAAGCGGGATATCTGATGCCGACAGCGCAACGACTGCGGCCATTGCTGATGCGATTGACGGGGTATTGTTTGAATCTGCTAACCCGCTCGGCACAGGGAAAATTTACCTTTCAGATCTCAACCGTGCGATAGGGGATGTTGCCGGTACTTCAGGTTATATCCTTGTGTCGCCTTCTGCGAATATTGAGCCGGGAGTTGGGGAGCTGGCTGTTCGTGGTGAGGTGAACTACACATGAGCCTTTTCTCAACAGACGATTATCAGAAGGCACTGCAGGCGCTTATCCCCACCGGCCGAGCGTGGACACGGGATCCAAAAGCTGTTCAGGCCGCTGTACTGCGGGCCATTGCGGCCAGTTTCCAGCGAAGTGATAACGACGCACTTGCATTGCTGCGCGGTGCCTTTCCAAAAACTGCGACGATTATGCTCACCGAGTGGGAAAAAACACTCGGCTTACCTGATGATTGCTCAATTGGCGAAGTGGATACGATTGCGAAGCGTCAGTCTGCCATTGTATCGAAACTCATCAGCACCGGCGGGCAGTCAAAGAGCTATTTCATCAGTATTGCCGCAGCAATGGGTTATACGATTTCGATTAAGGAATACCGGCAGGCGCGTGCTGGCTTATCGGTATGTGGTGACGGGCTAAATGGGGATGACTGGCCATTTGTCTGGCTGGTAGAGGCAGAAGACACAACGATAACTTATGCCCGTGCAGGTCTGAGTTATTGCGGCGATCCATTACGCTCCTGGGGTAATCGCCAGCTTGAGTGCCGGATAAATGCCCTTGCCCCCTCATACACCCTGGTGAAATTTGGCTATATCTATTTCGGTTTTAACGATGAGGGGGTTTACGAAGTCACGCCTGAGTTTGCCAGAATATTTGATATCGCTTCCGGTTACGTTTAATTCAGACATTTAAAAAGAAGGTTTATATGAGAAAAGTTGGCAGTACAACTGACACCGCTGATGCTAATGGTGAATACACTAATGGTAATGTCGCTAATGGTATTTCACCGACAATAATTAATGCTGAGATGATGAATACCTTTCAGCGTGAGCTGGTAAACGTTGTTGAGGGCGCGGGGCTTGAGCTTGATCCTGATGATGATTCACAGGTTCTTAAAGCGATTGGTGGCGGTCGCCTGCTTAATATTGTCACCTTTACTAAGTCAGGGACTTACACTCCAACTAAAGGGACGAAAAGAGTGCGGGTGAAAGTTTGGGGAGCGGGGGGAGGTGGCCAGAATGCTCCAGTTAGTGTGGGCGCATCTGGAGGTTGTGCTGGTGGATTTTCGGAAGGGTTATTTAATATTTCTGATAACGAAACTATATCTGTGACGATAGGTACTGGTGGCAGTGCTGTTGCTGCTGGTGTCTCGTCTAAAGGCGGGAATGGTGGTGATACAAGGTTCGGGAGTTTAATCTCAGCTACTGGAGGGAGTGGTGGCGGGGCTACAGTTCCTGCTGGAGGTATCGGAAGTGGCGGGAACATTTTAAATATTACTGGCGGAATATCTCAAGGTGGTCTGTATTATGGTTCTGATGCTTTTATTGGCGGGGCTGGAGGATCTGCATTTTCATCAACGGGTGGCAATGGCCACTTCGGTAGTTCTGGCGATGATGGCGGTTTCCCCGGCTCAGGTGGTGCCGGGGGGAATGGTAACTATTCATCAGGAAAAGGAGCGAATGGTTTAGTTTACCTTGAAGAGTTTTCCTGATTATTTTTGCTTTGAGCGTCCGCCCTTATTTTTGCTCTAATTTTAATTAGTGGCTTGTCTATTAATATTACACAAACGATCCCAAGTGCAATTGATATTGGGTAGCCTAATAAAAAGATGGATAAGCCACGATTTTCACCACCAATAGCAAGCCATGCTAGAAATCCACCAAAATATTGACAAAGAAAAATTGGATAGGCCAGGTCACCAAACCACTTGAGTATTTTCTCAAGATGTATGTTTGTCTTTATTTTTAATAATACCAGGGTTGTAAACAATGCTATTACATTATTGGTGTAGTAAAGTATTATGTTGTACTGACCTAATGCATTAATTGTATATAAATGCCAATTGGTAATAAAAATCCCGATGCAAATAAATGTTATTAAAAAAGCTTTGTGTGGAGAAAGATACATAGCTTTGAACTTTCTATGGGCAAAATAACCCAGAGAACCCATGCTAAAAGGAAGTGTTGCAGCAAGGAATGGGAAATACGCCATATCAAAAGAATGGTGTACTACATATACGTAAGCATGATAAAGCAGTGAAAGCAGAATCGACGTAATGGCTGTAAATTTATTTCGGGCTATGAAAAGCCACAATAAAAAATAACATGTTATCTCAACACCCACTGACCATGATGATGTGACTATTCTGAATCTATTACCATCAATAGCAAAGTGATAAATGGATGAAAAGGCACCGAATGGATTTGCTACAGCATTATCAGAAAGGAAAGCCCAGGGGAAGATTAAGAGGTTTCCTAATAAATCTCCAGGTAAGAAATTGCCTGTCCAGTTTGAGTGGAATTCCTTTGCGGATGGAATTAATTTTATAATAAGAAAGCCCATGACGAGAAAAAATATATATGCCGGGAATAACCTCAGCATTCTATTTTTCCAAAACATAGAGAAGTTGAACTTGTATGTTTCATGCAAAATGTATGTTATTAAAAAACCACTAATAACATAGAAGCAATTCACTGCAAAGTTGCCAAGTGCAGGTATGCGAGCCGTTAAGTGAAAAGCAATGACGCACGATGCCAAAAAAAACCTTATTAGGCCAAGCATTATTTTATCTCCGCGCCAATATCGCGCATTTTATTTATTACATTGTTAAGTTGCTCATCAGACAGAACAAGCTGAGCTGCAATATAAAACAGTATGTGTCTTGACATTACCCTGGGGCTCTCTCCGCCAGTGTATTTCCGCCATTGGCTATCGCTGGCTACACCTGCGAGCCCTGCCATTTGGTTTCCGGAGTAATTTAGTGCGGATTTCAGTCTGGCTAAATCTTCCTGCGTTGGAGGGGTGTATTTATTTATTAAAATCATTCTCTTATTTAACCGTTTAAACACGTAAGGCGATGTTAGCCCTGAAGGGGCGGGGCGTCAATCTTAATTGCTTCATTGAAAAGATGAAGACAGGAACAGGTATGGACAAAAGATATAATACCGGCAATCCAAGACCTTCAAATAGCATGAAGGATCTGAATGATAACGCCCTGGCGTACGATGATTTCCTGAACAGCGAAAGAGATACTTTTATAGATCGTTTTGGTAACGCCCAGGATACGATAATTGGGGCTACTAAAAAAATGGCAGCTGCTACCGACGCTGTTATTGATGAAGCCCGCCAAAACCTGATCCCTCTGAGCAAGCAATACATGACGCTTGCTGATGCACAGGCAGATATTGCTAATATCCCCGAGGGGAGCACTACTTATTATCGCAGCCCGGATGACAGCGCCCTCGCGATCGAGGTCATGAACGTTGGCGGAACGTTGCAGCCAACCGGTCGCAGGATGATTTCTGCTGGATATGTTGACGCGCTGAGAGATTTGGTTGCCACTGAACTGGCGAAAATTATGGCTTTCGGTGCTGCTCAGACTACCGATGCATACCCAGATATTGCTGAGCTCATTCTTGATAGTGTAGGGCATGCCGTTTATCGCCGTTATACCGATGGCACGAGCCAGTTTCCGGCATTGATGATTGGTTCAGGGATTGAGCTTGTGCAAATTGCAGGTGGAGGATTTGTCTGCCAGATGCGCGCCACTGGTGAAGAAATATTTAACATTTCTGCCCTTGGCAATCTGACACATGGCAGCCTGACCACGTGGTTTGCTGATGATGACAGTGTCAGTGACTATTCTGAAATACATATGGACGGACAGGGGAGAATTTTTCGGCGAGTTCGCACAGATGGTACCGTGGAGCAGCTGGGCGATGACACACCTGATGATGACGCCTCTGAATTCCCAATGGTTGCTTCAGTTGATGGAAATATCATTGCGGTAGATGGCAGCGATGTAACTCAGATCACGAACGACTCCGGAGTTTCAAATATTGCGCCAGTGGCATATGCGGAATTTTTGCGTTATTTGTCGAATGTCAGCGGCAACTACATCACTTATCGATCCACTTATGACGGGAATTACCGGGCGCGAGAGTCATTGCGCTTTCTTATTCACCTGATTATAACTGGTCAGTCTCTTGCTGCAGGCGGTTCAACGCAAGCACAAAGCCCTGTAACGACAACAGCGCAGGCAGATTACGGCATACTCTCGTTTGAGACCGGCCCGAAAGTCGATTTTAAGTATGACACGCTGAATGAATCGCTCCTTGAGGCTGTCATCCCATGCCGGGAGAATGCTGGGACGCGGCCTGGACAGGAGTCGCCATCAAGCGGTATGGCGTTTAAAATTCATGATCTCACCGGGCATACGGTTCTGGTTTCCGATGCGTGCTCATCCGGTACTGCAATCGCAGACATTTCATCCGGTTCAGCGACTTTTACTGGTGCAACGAAAATGATTCAGTCAGCTGTAGCCATGGCTGAAAAGTTGGGTATGCAGTATGTTCCCGTAATGGTGCTTATCCACGGCAACCAGAATGCAGCAGCAGGCACATCTATATCCAGTTATCGCGCCGCAATGGAGACTCTCCGTGCTCAGTATGAGTCTGTCATTAACGCGGCAACAGGAAAAAGCCAGTCGCTTCACATGTTTGTAGGCCAGTTATCTAATACCATTCCATACGGCGGAACTGCCGGTTCGACCAAAACTAATAACATCGGTATCGCGCAATATCAGGAAGCCCGTGATAACGCATTAATCCATCTTGCCAGCGCACAGTATGCCCGCCCGTATTCAGACGGTGAGCATCTGACCAGCGCAGGGTATCGGACAGAAGGCGAAGTTATTGGCGCGGTGGTTGGTGGGTGGCTGAATGACAATACAAAATCCTCGCTTGTGCCGATAGAGTCTGGTGTTGTGCAGTCAGGAACCACAATCACTATACCAGTGGCGGGTTGTGTTGGTGATCTCGTGATTGACACCTCGAGGGTTACCGATCCAGGCAACTACGGCTTTGTCCTGACCGGGGCCACAATTGCTTCGGTAGCCGTTAGCGGCAGCGGATCAGCAGCAAAAATAGTTATCACCAAGACCGATTCTACCACTGCGACGGCGATATCTTATGCAAGCCAGGGGATTGCCGGACAAAACCCCGGCCCTGTAACCGGTTCGCGCGGGTGTATCAGAGATTCCCAAACAGGGACGTCACTATCCGGCCTGCCTCTCTATAACGACCTTTGCGTTTTCTCCATCCAGCTTTAAAGGACTGTAAATCATGACTACCCGCTTTTATGTTGATAACGGTGTGACAGCCACGCGTTACCTTGACACTTACCCTTATCCATACGACATCACCCAACTTCCGGCTTTAATACCGGGGATTATCCTGCAGGCTGATTTTGACGTAAACGACACTGCATCATTAACCAGAAACCGGGTTGGAGCTGCTATGTCCGTTGTTGGCTCTCCTGTTCTTGGTGATTACGGCGTCAGCCTCACTGAGGCTAACCACCTGGATACAAACATCGACATAGCAGCATATAACGGCAGCGATCTGACAATGGTGACAATAGCTGTCCATCCAGGGGTAATTGGTGCTGTTGTGGGCCGGGTGCAGATGAACGCGCCACAGCGTACTCGTGGTACACAAACTACGGCTACAGCGTGGAGAGCTAAATGGTTGACTGCAGCAGGTGCAGCACAACAGGCCGACCTTATCCCGTCTACTGCCGCAATTGATGGCGAAATGGCAGTCAGTCGGTTTGTGCGAGACAACGGTAGCGGATCAATGCTGACTAAGCTTGATCTGCCACGCACATCACAGTCAGCAACCGGCACCGCAGCGACGACTCCTTATGCTGTACCTTCGTCAAAAATTCTGCTGGGCGGTTCTGTCGAGGGAGCCACGACTGCCACTATCTTCATGCGGGCATGCCTGATTGTATCTAGGGCAATAACGGATGCTGAAATGGCAACTATTTACACCTATTACAAAAATTATTATCAGCTGAAAGGCAAAAACATTTAAGGAGTGCATATGGCTGGCTATATTGCGGATTATCAGGCGACAAAAAACGGTCAGGTAATTTATTCAGGAACGCTTGCTGTTGAATCAGAAGGAAATGATGCAGCGATAAAAGAGGCTGTGATGGCTGAGCTGAATGCAATAAATATGAAATTCGGTGGTGGAATACCTGATGCCGTCACAGTTAATTCATGGTCTGCTGAATAATCAAAACGTTAGCACAGAAGCGTGCATTGATAGCCATGGGCTATATTGATCTTCTCTCCTCATAAAACTACTGTATATAAAAACAGTATTTATCGGAGGGCAGATCATGCTTAGACAGTCAGACATCGCCGCGGCTTTCCGCGAGTCCATTTTGCGCAGTTCCAAGGGGTTCCAGTACCTTCACACCCGCGACTTCGTTACTGCGCTGCGCCGGCGCGGCATCCATTTTTCCGAGGTGGAGGCGAACTCCTGGATCGCACGCGAGCAAACGTATTTCGTCGACAAAACGGCAGAGCATAGTGAAAACCGCCTGTGGATGATGGCCAACATGGGGAGGGTTCTGAGGAGTTATCTTGCGATGCGCTATAGGTTTGCCCCATCCCTCCCAAACCAACCTTTTTTATAACCATCAAAAATCTGGTGATGCTTCGCCGTTCCTCCTGTTTTCATAACAGGAGAAATCCCATGATTTACGGTTATGCCCGAGTATCAACAAACCACCAGGACACTGAATTGCAACTAACGGCGCTCAAGTCAGCGGGTTGTGAGAAAATTTTTGAAGAGCATGCCAGCGGGAGGAAATCGAATCGGCCGGTTCTAAAACGGCTGATCGCCACTATGCAGCCGGGGGATGAACTGGTGGTCTGGAAGCTGGACAGGATAGGCCGCAACGTTCTGCATGCGCTGTTGATGTTCCAGCAGTTACAGGAAAAGGGTATCAACTTCCGCAGTATTACCGATGGCGTGGATCTCAAAACAGCCAGCGGCCGCTATAACTTTCGTAACATCCTTTCCGCAGCACAATATGAATCTGATCTTAATAGCGAACGTACCTTAGCAGGGCTGGCCGTAGCCAGGGCAAAAGGGCGAGTTGGTGGTCGCAGGCCTAAGTTCACGGATGAGCAATGGCGGGAAATGGGGGAGCGGATGGCAACCGGTGAATCACGACAAAGCGTATCAAAAACGTATGGAGTAGGGCTCTCAACTCTGTATAAAAAGTTTCCAGCTAGCTGA